CTCCACGACAAGCAGTTCCCCGTCATGGGTTATTGGCGTTTGTCGGAACCCTCGCAACCAACGCGATAAGTGGAGTGAAGCAAATGGCAGGCATCGAACTTGATCTGAACAATCTATCCGACAACCCCGAGGACTTGCAGAAGGTCTTTGAGCAGCTTGAGTCTGGCGCAGAGCCAGCCGCAGCCGCACCGAAAGACCCCGAGCCAGCGCCGAAGGATGAGGACAAGGGCCAGAGCAACGACGACCCGGCATCGAAGGAACAGCAGAAGGCCGAGCAGGGCCAGACCGACAACGAGGATGACGCCGCTGGTGTCGCCACCAAGGACGGAAAGCATGTCATTCCGTACTCGGTACTCAAGAGCGAGCGCGACCGCGCATCGCGGGCAGAGCAGATCGCCAGTGAAGCCACGGAACGTGTCGCCGCGCTTGAGGCGCAGTTGAAGTCTGGCAATCAAGGGGCGAACAATGGTGAAGGCGCCCGCACCGACCAGCAACAGCCAACTGTGAGCGATCTATCAGCCGAAGATCTGGAAGCACTGAAAGAGGACTTCCCGACAGTCTATAAGGCGGTGATGGCGTCCATGGCAGCAGCCAAGGCGCTGGAAACCAAATTGCAGCCCGTCGAGGAAAGTGTGCGCAACGTCGAAGCCGAACGCGAACGAACTGCCGCTGAGAGCGTGCAGGACGCCATCGACTCGGTGCCGAAGCTGGCGCACATCCAGGCGACCAACAAGGACGCTTTTGAACTGGCCAAACAGTTCGATGCGACCCTGCGGACACAAAGCGCCTGGGCGAACAAGCCTCTGAATGAACGCTTCGCCAAGATCACCGAAATGGTTGAGAGCGCATTGGGGCCGATTGGTTTGCCGAGTACAGCCAAGCCAGCTTCACAAACGAGTGCCGAGGATTTGGCAAAGGCAGCAAAGGTCAAGGCAGAGCAAGCCGCCAAGGCCAGTCGCACAAATGTGCCGACTTCCCTTTCCGAGTTCCCGGCAGGACAGCATGCAGCGCAGGACGAACGCGAGGCCGCCGAGCAACTCACGCATCAGCAACTGGCCGAGAAGTTCTCCAGCATGAATGCTGACGAAATGGATGCGTACTTCCGATCCCTTTAACCTGTAACGAGGACAAAACGAAATGTCTACCAACATCCCAGTCGGTTCCGCCCTTGCGCGGAAAATCTACTCGGTGGGCCTGTTCACCCGTGTTCAGCACGCCCCCGGTTTCATGAATCTAATCTCCGGCGAAATGCCGAAGGAAGGCAGCTTTGCCGCCAAGTCGAAGGGACAGACCTCACCGGACTACCCTATCGTCAAGGCCGGAGATCTGGCCAAGGGCGCGGGCGATACTGTCAGTATCGACCTGTTTAACATCCTGCAAGGCAAGCCGGTGATGGGCGACAAGCGCATCGAGGGCCGCATGATGCAGCTTACCTACTCCAGCATGGACGTGCGTATCGACCAGGTACGCGGCGGTGCTGACTCCGGTGGCCGCATGACCCAGAAGCGAACCGTGCATAACCTGCGCAACATCTCCATGGCCGGTTTGCAGGCTTGGATGCAGCGCCTCGAAGATCAGACCGCCATCGTGCAACTGGCTGGCGCTCGCGGCTCCCAGAACACGACGGACTGGGTTGTGCCGAATCAGGCCGACCCGGACTTCGGCGAGATCATGGTCAATCCCGTCAAGGCGCCGACCAAGAACCGCTACTTCGCGGCCAACGACGCGACCACGCCGTCAAACATCGGCACCAACGATGCGCTGACCCTGCAAGACGTTGACCGTATCGTGGCGCAACTGCGCGAATCGCCAGTGGTCATGCAGTCGGTCAAGATCAAGGGCGACGACCGCTCCTGGAACGATCCGCTGTGGGTGATGTTCGTCACCGAACGCCAGTGGCTCTACCTGCAAAGCCGTACCAGCCAGACCACCTGGCGTCAGGCCGTGACCAACGCTTTCGAGCGCAAGTCGGGCGGCCTCAAGCATCCGCTGTTCGATGCCTACGAGACGATCATGTGGAACGGCATGCTCATCAAGCGCATGAACCGTTACGCTATTCGCTTCGACACGGGCGACAACGTGATTATCGACACGGGCGGCAGCGACGGCGGCACCTATACCGAGAGCACGGTGCAGACCGCGCAACCGGTGGATCGCGCCATCATCGTCGGTGCGCAGGCGCTGGCCAAGGCTTACGGCAAGTCGGCATCGGACTACTTCTACGACTGGTCGGAGAAGGAAGTCGATCACGGCAACAGCATCGAAACCGTCGCTGCATCCATGACCGGTTCGGCCAAGATTCGCTTCAAGATCGACGGCACCGATACGGACTTCGGCGTGGCCGTGGTCGATAGTTACTCGCCCGATCCGGCGTCTGCTGCTGGCCGCACGCTGCTGGGTTCCTGATCGAGTTAATCTCGACGAACACGGTAAGATTGAGTAAATAACGGGGGCTTCGACCCCCAACTGAAAGGAATCTTGAAATGTCCATCATCAATGCACCCTCCTTGCAAGACACCGTTTATAGCGGTGAATGCCCAGCGGCGGCTGCGCACGGTTACGTGACGCTGGCAGCCGCGCAAATCGGCGACGTGATCCGGCTGAATAAGGTCTATGCCGGAACCAAGGTGCTCGACGCTCACATGGTTGCCGCTGCCCTCGGTGCCGGAACCACGCTGGCGCTGGGCTTTGAGTACGTCAACGGCGAGGCTGGCGGTTCCGACACTGCCTTCCTGGCTCCCACCGCGACGAACGCTGCAAGTTCCACGCACATGTCCTCCAAACCGGTCACGCTGGCCTACGACGCTTACATCATCGCCACCGTCGCGGGCGGCGCGGCAACCGGCCAACTCGATACGGTCTTGACCTACGAGTTCAGGGGCCAGTGATTGCCCGTGAGCAGCCGTGAGCAATAGGCGGGGCGGCCATGTGCGGCCCCGTTTTTTTGAATCCAAGGAGAACACCATGTCCAACCTCGTGAAACTCGTCTATGTCGGCAACAAACCCTCTGCCTTCGACAATGTGGCGCACTCGGGCAAATGCTGGAACGGCAAAGGCGACGTGCTGGAAGTCACCGACGCGCAGGCCAAGCTGCTGCTGAAATACCCGGATCAATGGAATCTGGCAGACGAGGCCGACCGCGCGCGCGTCGAGACGCCGGTATCCATCCAGAGCACCGGAGAGGACGGCCAGACGGTGACGATTGACCCTGAAGACCTGAACAAGCCATTGGAGAAGATGAACAAGGCCGAACTGCTGGCCCTGGCCAAGGAAACATGGGACAAGGATCTGAATGTCACCATGACCAAGAAGGCCATGATCGACCAGATTGAAGAATGGAAACACGAGCTGGGCGACCGTTGAGTCGAATTGTTGGGCGACTCCCATAATCGACTGCCATGGCCAACATCAAATATTCCGAACTGCTGGACGAAGTGCTGCCGTACCTGGCCGCCGATCCGTCCGACCCGGTGACGGAGAACGCCATCAAGCGTACCGTCATCGAGTTCTGCGCAGCTTCGTGGATATGGAAGCACATGCCAGACGCCATTGACGTAGTGGCGGGCGAATCGACCTACGATCTGGAGCCGGCAGCCGGCACGGACATTGCCACGGTCGTATCCGCTGAACTCGACGGCATCCCGCTGGAAAACCGTGCGCTGACCTGGCTCAACAAGGAAGTTCCGCGCTGGCGCACCGAAGCGTCACGCCCAAAGTATTTCACGCAGGTCGATACCGAGCAGGTGATTCTGGCCGCGCTTCCCGATTCCAACATCACGGGCGGGCTGACCACCACGCTGGCGCTGCAACCGTCGCAGTCGGCAACCAGCTTCCCGAAGTGGATCTTCAACCAGTACCTCTACGTGCTGGCCGAGGGCGCCATCGCCAAGCTGATGCTGATGCCGGACAAGCCGTGGACGGACATCAACAACGGCGCGGATCGTCGCGCCCGCTTCGAGGCTGGTATTGCCAACGCCCGCGCTTCCGCCGTGTCCGCGCTGGGCAGCGCACCGCAGCGCGTGACGGCGCAACACTGAACAGGAAATAATCATGGGAACCATCGTCGCCCAGTCCGTCATCGAAAAGGCACAGACCATCTTGCAGGACGCAACCGGCGTTCGCTGGCCGGTGACAGAGGAATTGCTTGGCTGGCTCAACGACGGGCAGCGCGAAGTGGTGTTGCTCAAGCCCAACTCCTACGTCAAGAATCTGGCCGTCAGGCTGACCGCTGGCACCAAGCAGAGCCTGCCGCCAGACGGCGTGCAACTGATCGACGCGGTGCGCAACATGGGCACCAACGGCAGCACACCAGGCCGCGCGGTGCGCATCGTCATGCGCGAAATCCTCGACGCCCAGGTGCCTAACTGGCACTTTGCAACCGCTGCCGCCGAAGCCAAGCACTACGTCTATTCCTTGCTCGACC